TAACAGCTCAATCACTAAGAGAGATGCCTGACGCTGAAGTTCAAGACGCTCTATCTAAGATGTCTAAGAAGCAGATTGAGGCTCTACAGAAAGAGTACAAGTTCTGGGCTAGACCTAACCAGATTGAACCTGAAGGAGATCATAACGTATGGTTCCTTAACTGTGGTCGAGGCTTTGGTAAGACATGGACTGGCGCTCAGTGGGTACGAGAGAAGGTTAAGGAGGGACATAGGCGCATAGCTTGTGTAGCATCTACTAACTCAGATATTGAACGTGTTATGGTAAAAGGTGAGTCAGGGTTCTTGGCTCTCTGTTCTAAATACGATAAGACTTATAAAGGTAAGGAGCTAGGATTCCCTGAATGGTCCCCAACTAAACGCTCACTGACTTGGGCTAATGGGGCTAAGGTCGAGTTCTACTCTGCGGAAGAGCCTGAACGTCTCAGGGGTCCACAATTCTCAGCGGCTTGGTGTGATGAGCTTGCTGCATGGAATAAAGACGAAGACACATGGGATATGCTTCAGTTCTGTCTCAGACTTGGTAAACATCCTAAGGTTTGTGTCACAACTACACCAAAATCTACTAAATTAGTAAGAAAACTATTAAAACACCCTAAAACTGTTATTACTACAGGTTCTACATTTGATAACGCTGCTAACCTAGCGGATACCTACCTTACTGCTGTTAAAGATCAGTACGAGGGAACTAGGTTAGGTCGTCAGGAACTCTATGCTGAGGTACTAGAGGAGAATGAGGGCGCACTCTGGACTACAGACACTATTGATGGTTGTCAGGTAGACAGAGACAAGGTTCCAGACCTCACACGTGTTGTAGTAGCACTTGACCCCGCCGTTACGGCTAATGCTGAGTCTGATATGACTGGTATTGTTGTAGCAGGTATAGATGTCAATGGCAAAGCATATGTCCTCGGAGATTATACTGATAAGCTATCCCCTCAGGGTTGGGCTTCTAAGGCTATTGAACTCTATCACTCGTATGAAGCTGATAGGATTGTAGCTGAAGTCAACCAAGGTGGTGATATGGTTAAGCACACGATCCACGGAGAAGACGAGAGCGCCCCTCTGAAGATGGTTAGAGCCTCTCGTGGTAAGTATGCACGTGCGGAGCCTGTAGCGGCCTTGTATGAGCGTGGTTTAGTGTATCACGTAAGGAACCCTGAGGACGGTGACGCTAACCTTAATGAACTAGAAACTCAAATGAGAACTTGGGAGCCACTAGGTTCTATAGGTTCTCCAGATAGACTTGATGCTATGGTGTGGGCATTAACTGAACTTATGCTTAACGGATACCAAAAACCTCAACTAAAGCTCGTATACAGTAGCAATAAAGGACTGAGTTAATGACTAAGAGCCTGTCAAATACAGAATCACTGAAAATTCTAGGTGTGGCAGGCCAAAATGTCCACAATGGTAACTTCCGGGCTGATGAGTTCCTGAGAGAGCTTAAGGGTCGGGCTGCCGTTAAAAAGTACCGTGAAATGCGTGACAACGATAGTACAATTGGTGCTGTTATGTATGCTGTAGAACAGATGCTACGAGATGTTGAGATTAACGTCAAGCCTGTTGATGACAGTGATGCCGCTAAGAAAGAAAAAGAGTTTGTTGAGAGTGTCTTAGATGACATGGAACATTCCCTTGATGATCACGTAGCTGAAGCCCTCAGTTTTCTATCTTACGGGTTCTCTTGGTTCGAGGTTGTATACAAGAGACGCCAAGGTACAGACAGTAACCTTAAGAGGAAGTCTAAGTACAATGATGGTCGCATGGGTATCCGCAAATTGGCTTGTCGTTCACCTTGGACTATTGACAGGTTCGATGTAGAGCATAAGACTGGGGATATTCTAGGTATCTATCAGAATACTGGGTTTGCTACAGGTGAACACTACATACCTAGTCGAAAGTCCCTTTACTACAGAACTACTACTATTAACGGAGACCCTTCAGGTAGGTCTATACTCCGTAATGCTTATACTAGCTACGAGTACCTTAACAATATGCAGTCAATCGAGGCTGTAGGTGTTGAGCGGGAACTAGCTGGTATCCCAGTTGCTCGTGTACCTGCGGAGTACCTTTCCTCTGATGCTACGGACAATCAAGCTGCCTTCCTTAGTGAACTACAGACTATCCTACGGGATGTCAAGTTCAATGATCAAGGTTATATCATTCTCCCTAGTGATACCTACCCCGATAAGGATGGTGCCCCTACGAGTGAGCGTCTGGTAGATGTAGAGCTTATGTCCTCTAGTGGCACTCGCAACATAGACATTGACCCAATCATTAGACGTTACCAGCATGACATCGCTCGTAGCGTACTGTCTGAGTTCCTTATGCTTGGTGGTGGTTCCAATGGTTCCTACGCTTTGTCTAAGAGTAAGACTGACCTATTCCTACGTGCCCTAGAGAGCTATATTACTCAGCTTGTTGACACGATGAATAAGCAGCTTGTTGAGCCTCTGTGGGAACTAAACAACCTAGACCCTAAGCTGATGCCTAAGTTGGTTGCTGGTGACGTTGCTCCTCATGATCTTAAAGAGTTAGGTTCTTACCTTCGTAATCTTAACGGTGCTGACATTAACTTGGCTGACCAACCTGAGATTGTTGATGCCCTCCTTCATAATGCTGAACTTCCTAAGTTGGATCGTGAGAAGTATGATGCGTCACTTGAGTTGGCACGTCAGGCTGCTATGGCCCCAACTAAAGAGGTTGTTGAGGTAGAGGCAGAAGATCAGGAAGAAGAGGAAGGCTAATGTATGATCCAGATACCCTCCCAACAGAGGATGAAATCAATAAAGCTGACAAACCCCTGAACAAACCTTTCCGATTACCTAAGGGTAGCTCAAAGAAGTTCGGAGTTTATGTCAAGGATGGCGACAAGACTAAGAAAGTTACTATACATGGAAAACACTAACTCAAACCCTGTGAAAGACTACCTACATTTACACAGCTTGGTTTTTAATAAGCCCCACCTATGCACCCCAGAGTATGCAGAGACAGTTCTAGCTGTGGTAGGTGAGAAGTTTGGAGTGGACCAAAGCGCGTATCAAATCCACTCTAAAGAGAAACGGGGATCAGAGGGCCTCTCTGCCGGACCCACTAAGGTTATCCCTATACTAGGCTCTCTTACTCACAGGGGTTCGTCTATGGATGCCCTGAGTGGAATTTCTAGCTATCACTCCTTGCAGGACGCTATTAACTCTGCCCTAGACGACGATTCAGTCAAGAATATTCTTTTAGATATCGACAGTCCCGGAGGAACGGTGGCTGGGGCTTTTGACTTCGCAGACTTTATAGCAGAGTCCAAGGCGGTTAAGCCAATATACGCCATAGCAAGGGACCAAATGTCCTCTGCCGCGTACCTTATAGGTAGTGCCGCTACTAAAGTTTACGCCACTCAAACATCTCAAGTGGGGTCTATCGGCGTAGTAGCTATGCACTTAGATAAGTCGGAAAAAGACAAGAAAGAGGGAGTAAAACCTACATTTATTCATGCGGGTGCTTACAAAGTAGCAGGAAATCCCCATGAAAAGTTAGAAGGTGACGCCCTAGATTATTTAAAAGGTTCCGTAGAGGAGTCCTACGATATGTTTGTTAGTGCCGTGGCGAGAAATCGCGGTCTAAACGAACAAGATGTCCGTGACACAGAAGCGCGGGTTTACAAGGGGTCTAAGGCCAAAGAGATAGGTCTTGTAGATGAAATCACAACTTTTGAGGCCCTAATTCAAGAACTCGCAAGCGGGCGAGTGTCATACAAAGAAACACCTAAAGGTATTACTATGGATAAAGAAAAAATCGAGGACTCGGAGGTTGAAGTTTCCGCTGAGATTCAAAAGCTGAAAGCTACCAACGAACAACTCACTAAAGCTCTTATTGATAACGGCTTTGTCATCTCTGCCGAGGGGGTAGAGAAAAAAGGAGAGCCTGAGTTTATTGAATACGGTGGGGAACAAATCAACAAATCTGAAATCCCCTCTGTAATTCTTGAAGCCCTTGAGGCTAAAGATAAAGAACTCGAAGTTGCCGCACTTGAGAAAGCTGATATGGCCCTGACTAAACGTGCTGAAGAAACCTTGCCACATTTCGCTGTAGATGCTGCTAAGGGCCTTCTGTTGGCATTGTCTAAGTCAGACAACCAAGAAGAACTCGAATCTG